GCAAGACGGCATCACGTCGATTGCAGAATCGATTGAGGTCTTCTTCCCGGACTCTGATTTAACGATCAAGTCCGATCGAGACGAGGCGTTCGACGAATACAGTGAAATGCTTGTGGATACTGAACAGTATATTGCAATTCCAAAACGACTCTGCTAACCTGAATATTGGCGAAGGGATTTTCCGACCGCCATTTAACTGGAGAAAACATGGCTATAAATCTAAAAACGACATCGTCGATCGCGACGAGTCACATCAACATCTTGTGTTACGGCCAGAGCGGCTCAGGCAAAACCACTCTGATCAAAACACTTCCAAAACCAATCATCTTGTCAGCTGAATCTGGTCTGCGCTCGCTCGATGGGACTGACATCCCGTACATCGAGGTCGAGTCGATGGACGATCTTAAAGAGGCGTACAGCTGGTTGAAGAACGAGGAAGGCGAGTATTCTTCTGTCGCCATCGATTCGATATCAGAAATCGGCGAAGTCGTGCTGAGTGAGGAAAAACAAAAGTCGAAGGATCCTCGTCAAGCTTATGGCGCGCTCGCTGACAGCATGATGTCAATCATCCGTGCGTTCCGTAATCTACCGATGCACGTCTACATGACCGCGAAGTTGTCGCAAGTCCAAGACGATGTCGGCAAGTTGTTCTGGGGGCCGTCGATGCCCGGCAGTAAGACTGGCCAGCAGTTGCCGTATTTGTTTGACGAAGTTCTGGCGATGCGATTCGGCAAGACTGACGACAAAGAATGGCGCGGCTTAATGTGCAAGGGCGATACATCTTGGATCGCGAAGGATCGTTCCGGAAAGCTTTCTGACTGGGAGGATCCAGACTTAGGAAAACTAATTGCAAAGATTGGAGGTCAAGATGCCTGATACATTAGACGCACTCAGTCGACGATGGATGGCGGCAAAGTCTCGAGAGAAAGCCGCTATCGATGAACGTCGAGAGATCGAGGATCAGATCAGCAAGTTGATCAAACTCGATGAGACTGAAGAAGGCACGAAGTTGCTGACTCAGAACAACTATAAGTTAAAGATTACCCGCCGCATGACTCGCAAAGTCGATGGTGACGTATTGCAAGACATAGCAGCGGAGCACGGATTGTCTGACCATCTGCCGACGCTGTTTAGGTGGAAGCCGGACATAAACATGTCTGCTTGGAAAAAGGCAGACGAAAATCTTACGAAGCCTCTCCTCGGAGCGATTACAACTGTTCCGGGCAGACCTTCGTATTCAATAACTTTAGAAGGAAAATAACTATGGATCTTGAATTTGATACTTACGACTTTGTCGCAGATGCAAACGCTGACTATGCCCCAGTTCCTGATGGGTGGTACGACGCTCGAGTCATGTCGGCAGAACTTAGAACGACAAAGGCCGGGAACGGGAAATACATCGCAGTCCGTTACGATATCACTGGCCCGGAGCATAGCGGTCGTGTGATCTGGGGGAACCTGAATGTGCACAATCCCAATCCAGTTGCTGAAAAGATTGGCCGAACTCAACTCAGCAAGTTAGCGCTTGCTGGAGGCATGAGCGGATTGCCTCGAGATACTAATGAACTGGTCGGTCTCGATGTCAAAATCAAAGTAACTGAGCGCCCGGCCTCTGGTCAGTACGCGGCGTCGAACGACGTTAAGGATTGGAAGACAACTGGCAACGGCTCGAAGCCGCCAACAGCTGACAACAACGCTAACGCGCCTTGGGCGAAATAAGGAGATTTTTATGGCACGGAATTTTATTAAATACGCAATTGATCAAGCCGGAACCCAAAAAAATCTGGCGAAAGTGTTGGGAGTAAGTCAGCAGTATGTTGCCAATTGCAAGTTGATAGGATATTTCCCGATCCATCATGCAAAGACGATTTCAAAAGAGTTTGACATTGATGTGGTTGGCTTGGTCGACCCAAAGATTGCGAACTTGATAGTTGAGAGAGTCGGATTTTAATAACAAGAGGGGCTTCGGCCCCTCAATATTTTTTGGAGATAATTATGAATGTAGAAGAATTTTTAGAAGATGCTTTAGATAATGCCACGAAGCATTCGTTGATCCTTACTACCGCAGAATTAAAAACTTTAAGTGAAGTGTTTTTAATGAATACTGATGCGCTGGACTTGATTTATTCTGATGAGGGAATGGAGTGTATTAAGAACATTACTAATAAACTTGAGTATGCCATTTACGTTAATAATTCGTTGAAGAATGAAAGCAGCCACATCTTGAATAGAAGTGAGTGGATCGCATCTAAATTAAAACTAGAAAGGTTGGTTGGTTAATGAGCAAAATTGTCGAGCGGATTGACGAGTACCATCAGAAAACTACAGACACGCAACGCGGCCATATGGGCGGCTCTGTATTAGGTCACAAGTGTGAAAGATTCCTTTGGTACATGTTCCGCTGGACATTCAAGGAAAACTTCTCGGGGCGAATGAGGCGGTTGTTTCGTCGAGGCCACCTCGAGGAGAATACAATTGTCTCTGACCTTTGGGCGATTGGGATTAACATCAAAGAAGTTGGCGACAATCAGTCTAAAGTTGATTTTGGAAATCACGTCAGCGGCTCGGTCGACGGGATTATCACTGGCGGCGTTCCCGGGCATGAGACGGAGACAATGATTGCTGAGTTCAAGACTCACAACCAGAGATCATTTGACTCGACCTCGAGGAAAGGCGTGAAGGAAACCAAGCCGCAGCACTACGCGCAAATGCAGCTGTACATGCTCGGAAAGAAAATCAATAAGGCGCTGTACGTCGCGGTGAACAAAAATAATGATGAGATGTACACAGAGATCATCGACTTCGATGAGGCGTTCGCGGAGCGTCTTCTAAAGAAAGGCGAATTCATTACATTGGCAAATGAGGCGCCACCGAGAATCACGAACGATCCAACGTTCTTCACTTGCAAACAGTGTGCAGCTCGTCATATTTGTCACGAGGAAAAACCAACCACGCAGATTAACTGTCGGACATGCGCTCACTCGACGCCCATGCCTGATGGCACTTGGGACTGCGAAAGATTCGAGTCAGCTGGGATACCTGAAGAGTTTCAGCGAACAGGATGCCCATCGCATGTTCTTCATCCTGACGTCGTGCCTTGGCCAAGGATCGAGAGCAGCACTGACGCTGAGGCCGTGTTCATGATCGATGGCAAAGCGATCAGAAACGGTGAAGGCGACGCTAACACGTTTTCCAGCATTGAACTCGTATCGAACACAGCAGCTTGTGTAAATCAGGATCCAGATGTCATGGATATTCGTAGTCAATTTGATGGGAAGATAACCGGATGACAAACAAAACAATTGAAGCAACACTTGCAGAACGTCACGGCCAGTATGGGCCTTATGTCACGGTCAGCGCGATCAGCCAGAGTCTAAAGAAAGTGGTCAGAGAATCACCAAATTATAAATTTATGCCGCCAATGATGAAGGAAAGCCTAGACATGATTTGCAACAAAATGTCGAGGATCCTTGCTGGTGGAAACTATTATCTACACGACACTTGGCATGACATTGGTGGATACGCCAAGCTTGTCGCGGATGAGCTGGAGAGAACTAATAATGTTAAGGAAGTACCAGAAATTAGCGATTGAGCAGCTGTACAGTTGGCTTAGGGCGAACGATGGCAATCCATGTATCGTGCTGCCAACTGGAAGCGGCAAGTCTCACGTCGTTGCGGCGCTCTGTAAAGACGCCATAACCAATTGGCCTGAGACTCGAGTTTTGATGGCGACTCACGTCAAGGAACTGATAGAGCAAAACGCTGAAAAAATGTTGATGCACTGGCCGGACGCTCCGCTTGGAATATACAGCGCTGGAATTGGGCGTAAAGAGGCCCATCAGCAAATCACGTTTGCTGGCATTCAGTCTATCAGAAACAAGTCGCACGAAATAGGTCACGTCGACCTCATGATCGTCGATGAAGCGCACCTGATATCCACGAAAGAAAACACTGGTTATCGCAAACTGATTGACGCGCTAAAGGCCATCAATCCCGCGCTGAGAGTCATTGGCCTGACTGCTACGCCGTATCGACTCGGACATGGAATGATCACAGACAAACCAGCCATATTTGATGACCTGATCGAGCCGACCTCGATCGAGGCGCTCGTTGAGGATGGATTCTTGGCGCCGCTCAAGTCAAAGTTGACCGGGATCAAGTTAAGCGTTGAGGGCGTTCACAAAAGAGGCGGCGAGTACATCGAGAAAGAACTACAGGCAGCGGTAAACCAGCCGCACAACAATTCTGAGGCCGTTAAGGAAGTCATCAAGATAGCCGGAGACCGTAAGGCATGGCTTTTCTTTTGCGCTGGCGTGAAACACGCTACAGCGATTAAAGACCTACTCATCGAGAACGGGATCCCAGCAGAATGCGTTACCGGAGACACGCCAAAGTCAGAGCGAGAAAAGATAATCAAAAGATTTAAGTCTGGCGAACTCAGGGCGCTCACAAACGCCAATGTGCTCACCACTGGCTTCGACTATCCAGACATCGATTTGATTGCGATGCTGAGGCCCACAATGAGCGCTGGCCTATATGTCCAGATGGCAGGTCGAGGCATGAGAGTCAAAAGTCACACGGATCACTGCCTTGTACTGGATTTTGCTGGCGTCGTTCAGACTCACGGCCCGATTACTGGCGTTAGATCACCAAACAAGGCCACAGAGGGCAACGGTGAGGCGCCTGTGAAAGCCTGTCCGCAATGCGACAGTCTAGTGCCGCCAGCCGTAAAAGAATGCCCAGAATGCCATTTCGTGTTCCCGCCGCCAAAAGAGAAAAAGATGAAGCTTCATGACGTCGATATAATGGGCGGTGGAGGCGATAAGCTTTTAGTAGATTCATGGCGCTGGGAGACGCACCTGTCTCGAGCCAGCGGCAAAGAAATGATTAAAGTGACTTACTACTCAAAATTGTTTAGCGATCCGATCATAACAGAGTATTTTCCGCTGACGCACGAAGGATACGCCGGAACAACAGCGCGTCAGACGGTGTATGTGCATGCCAGAAAGGCCGGAGTCATTGACGATGTAA